GCGGAGCCGAAAGGCCCCGCGTGCTCATTATGAGCCTTTCAACTTTGTTTCAATTTAATTTCCATACATAGCGCATCATAACTACTTGTAAGGTAGTCGAGATTTAATTTATTCGTATCTCGTGCTCGTAGTCTTTCGACTACATCACAGTATGTTTCACGATTGTGATGTGCTAAGAAACGTTGCACATTCACAAGTCGTTGACCAATATCACCTTCTATATTCAAAGATGTTTTTGGTCTATATTTAATTTCTTTGAGGATGTCTTTGAGTGGTAATGGAGCTTTCCATATACCAAACTCTTCATCATAGACGAAAGGACGTTTCAAAAAAGTCAGTTCGCTAAAAGGTAGACAATCCTCTATTTCGGCACTTTTGAGTGCACTAGTTATAGTAATTCCTAATTCAGCCATAACCACTTGTATAAACTTACCAGTATACCCTTTTTGTATGAGCGGGTATTTGATACTCATTACTACATCATCACCATAAGTTAACATCTTAACATTACGATCAAATTCCGATAAATCTGCACTCTTTTTCATGACACTAACTTGCCAAGCCATGAAACTTTCATATATTAAGAAAACATTGCTAACGGAATTAAACACATCCGTAAAAGCGTTTCCTGATTTATTTCCTTGAGAACTTTCAAAAACATAACGTCCCATGATGTGTACTCCATTCTGCATACTATCTATTAATCCATGTCTAACCAATTTACTTTCTTGATCATTACCATAATAAGAATCTGTGACCATCTTGAAGAAGGTATAACACTCTTTAGGTAAAGAGCCATCAAAATTCTTATAATCAAAAGCATGTCCAAAAGGGCTATTCCCTTTCAACACTGTAGCGTAATGCTTCCATTTTACATCAGGATCTCCACCAATTCCATGGTAAAGATCAAATCCATTGTTTAATCTGTATTTAGAAACAAAACTACCAAAATATTTTCGGCATAAGAGTACAAAATCAAGAGAAGATTGCTCGAATATTCTAGTCTTACCATTTTTAATTTTATCATTTGGTCTTAATTCATCTTTAAATGTACATATAAACGGAAATGAAGGCATTTGTCCCTTCTTTAATTGTTCTTCCTTATCATATAGCACGCTCACAAAACTCTTTCCAAGCTCTGGGATGATGTAATTTCGTGCTTTATCAGAAAAGACATATTTTAATCGTTCAGTTCCAATGAGACTCTGCTTTTGAGGAAGAGCATCAAAGAATTCGGTTTTACCTTTAGTGAACCAACGACCCCATATCCCACTCGATGTTTTGAGTGCAATCGATAGCATTTGGATATCTTCGCTACCATTTATCATGTCAAATTCGTCTAAACACGGTTCCAATCCAGGCACTCCATTAATCATTTCATCTTCATCAAAAACCGCACCACACATTGTATTCATCTTTCTTGCGTAATATTTTGCCGCTATGTATAGATATCTCAACGGCACTCCAGCTCTCTTTTCAGTTTCCCATTTCTGGGAATTCTCAATGTAAGGATCAATAATAGTATCTCCAACGGCAACGGCCTTCTTAATTGAAGGACCATAATCACACTCTTCATCCATGACGTATTTACAGCCACCATCTCCATTTTCCTCAGTAGGTGCAATTCTAACAAACTTCGTATTTCTCGGTACAACGCAACTCAACGATAATCCATCAACTTTGCTCTGTTCATTCAATAAGACGGTAGAATGCCAAAATTTGTTAACAGTGGCTTGTGACTCGAGAACAAACTCTCTACATGGCGTGTCGCTCACACTCACTGGTTTAACTACACTAGCAGCACCATAAGACATGTCAGGAGTGATAGCGGTATGAATTCCGCAAATACCAACTCCAGGCACATAATAAGGTCTGCCACAATCTCCTGCTTCTGTTATTACATTATTATAAAAATTAATCCAAGAAATTTCGCACTTTTCTGCTCCCATCAACTGAGTAGACAACTCACCTGTCCACGTAACTGAAAGATCAGCCTCCGGTCTTGAGCCAATAAGTAGTGCATACTTACTGCTCACATCCTTGTTACTAATGTGTTTTGCTATATTTCGAATGTTCGGCCAGTTAACTGCCAATTTACAACAAACTACATCAACTCCGTCCTTTAGAACAACTCTCTGATCTGGTGGTATCGCAACAACTTCCTTCTTGAAGTTACCAACTCCACAACACGGCTGGGAAAGGTAAATTTCATATCCTTGATCTTTCCATTGCTTTTCTTTTAAAAAGAAATGCTTATTAACTAAAATTGTATTAGCATTTAAAAATAATCCGTTCATCTCTTCAATCGGTTTACCTTCCTTCATCCATGAAATAGAAACAACATTCTTCCTAATCCTGGTTACTATGTTTTCATCCTCAACTGATAATGCAGCTTGTGTTTGTGGTATAACTCTGGAACTAGGTAAATGAGTGATAGTTGGTTTAGCAGGCATGCTATCATAAACTAAGGTTTGAAATATTCCTTGTATGCTTGAGGTTAACCTCTTAACAACTGTAACCAACAATGCTATTCCTCCAACAGAAACAGCACCAACAACTCCAGCAGCTACAATGTTCTTCTTATTTCTAGCCAAGAATCTAACAAATCCTTCCCAATAAGTTAATTTAATTAATTTAAGATATTCTTTATAAAATTGTGGTATAGCACTATTAGTAAGTATTTGTTTAGCAAATGCTTTATCATCAAGTAAGTAATATTTAGCATCATCCAAGTAAGTTTTATTTAATTCAATCCCGTCACTACTCTCTTCAGCATATTCTAATTCATCAATTATCTCATCTTTAGTATATCGCACAATTCTATCTACAACTTTCGGAACAACAAGAGGAACATTAACTTCGTCATCAACTTTTTCGAATTTGGTTATTCGAGCTTGATTTTCTCTCTGCCAGTGTCTATCTGCAAGACGCAAAGCCTCATCCATCTCGATTCGCAACTCTTCACGCGTTTTGACTTGACTCTTCAATTCACGCGCATCACAAACAGCATCTATGTAATCATCATCATCATCACTTTTAATATCCCTAAAGAAAGTGGGACTTGCAATCCTATTCCAGTCAATTCTCTGATCTTGATATTGGTCATAGTATTCTTGAATTTTCTTTGTATCTTCAATCTCACGTAAAACTGGCTTGCAAATAACCTGTTTCTCACTCACATCATCATCGCTATCCGATTCATCACTATTAGTTTTTATTTGTGTAACTAAACTAGCAACTTTATCTAAAGCTTCGGTATTAAATTGGTGGTTAACATTATATCTTCCTATCAAATCTTGAATTATTCTAGCGAGCGTAATGACGTTTCCTTTTCTAATTTCTCTGTTGTTATTATAAGTGAATTCAGTTATACAATAATATCTATCAAGTTTATCTACAAATTCATCAATATCTTGAATGTAATCCTCTCCTATGTCCAATGGGAGACCAGACTTTCTAGAAACGCAATACATTTTTCCCAATCTTCTCGTTAACTTCTCTGCAGAATTTATGAAACTACTAGCTAACCTAACAGGATCAGACTCATTAGAATTAATAAAAACAAATGGTGAATCATAAACTTCACCTTTTTCTTCGAGGTTAGCTTTTGGTACCTCGAAGTTAGCACAGTTAACAATTCTCGTTAACAATGCGCTATCAGCCGCAGAACGCTCAGTGAAAGCGTCATCCATAACTAATACTAACTGATGGGCATATAAGCTATCAAATCTTTGGTCTTCAGAAGAAATTAAAGTGTGCACTAACAAACTTTGATAAGTATTGAATGGTTTGTCAGTAAAATCTATATATTTATGATTATGTTTATTATCTTTTAATTTAGCATTTAATATTAATGGTATACACTTAGTTGTTAGAAAACTTTTCCCAGCACCTGAATCTCCAAAGAAATATGCAGAAACTGGTTCGGCGTGTGAAACTAAATTCTTTAGTTTACTCATTTTGTCTTTTAATTTATTATAAGTTCGTTCAACATCTCTAACTCCATACTCTTTTCTTGAATGCACGTACGAAGCTCCAACACGATGTAATTGCATCTCTTTAAGAAAAACTACAACGAATTCATCTGCATCATATTCTTTATCTCTCCAATTAATTTTGTCTCCTAATTTATATTTATTATATATGTCTTCAATTTCACTTTGTAATTGGGCTACTTTAAGCCCGAAGTCTTTATCAGCGTATTTTTGGTAAGATTTGCCATATAAAAAGAATTGGACGGCCGTTAAAATGGCCAAAGAAATACAATTTTGTTCTGGATCCATAGCACTTTCTCTTTCATATATTTCTGAAACAATCTGAACATCAAAACCCATACGACTAAACAAACCTTGAAAAACATCAAGCAAATATCTAGTGGTAAACATCTTCTTAAACGTATCAGCAACTTCTCGTGATTTCTTCTTTAATTTTTCATATGTATCTTGCATTATTGAACTTTGTGGTCGCAGCTCTTCCTTTAATTTTGCCGAGCTAGCTAATCTCATTACGCCACTAGTTACAGTAACTATTCCAGTTCCAATTATCATTTCTTTATCACTGGTTAAGACGGTATATAAACCGCAAATTATACTACATATGCTTTCTATTATATTAAATATTTTTTTAATCATTTTAACTGTCTTTTGCGCATATTCAGAGGCAGTATCTACAAGAGAGTGCGCTTGCCAAATAGCTTGCACACCATTTATGAATCCTTGAAAAGTATCAACAATATTTGCATAAATATCACTAAAGAATCCTCCAGCTTGAAAAACCAACTTCCCTTCATCTAATCTTCTCTGCATGTCATTATCATTTATCAATTTAACTAACTCATCCGTCGGATCTGGATCATCATCGTCAGCAACCTCATCTAATCCTTGTTCACTATCACTAAAGTC